ATGCCAAGAGGAAATTGCCGCCTTTGTCATGAGGAGTCGGAACTCAAGCTTAGCCATGTGGTTCCAGCATTTGTCTTCCGCTGGCAGCGTGAGTCTTCCGGAAACGGCCATTTACGTATGGCCTCCGCGCCCAATCGTAGAGTACAGGATGGCCCTAAGCTGCATTGGCTTTGTGATAATTGTGAGACCCTGCTCAGTTTGTCCGAGGGCATGTTTTCAAATAAAATATTCCATCCACTAATACTCGATGCTGGAAGGCCGGTACGATATGCCGAATGGATGATGCACTTTTGCACATCACTTTCTTGGCGAGTATTACAATACTTTATGACGGAAGTTGAGGCAAAGGAACGAACCCAGGAGCAGATCGAGCAAATGGCGCTTGCGGAGAAAGCATGGCGTGAAGTCCTATTGGGACAACGAAAACATGCTGGAGTGTTCGAACAACACTTTTTGCCATTCGATCAAATTCAGAATACGACTGGTACTTTCCCACCGAATATCAATCGGTATCTTATGAGAGCGGTGCAAATAGATCTGTGCTTTAGCGAAAAAGGTCTATACACATACGCGAAGCTTGGTCGGTTTATTATTCTAGGATTTGTGCATGAGCCCACTCCTCGCCACTGGATAGGAACAAAAGTTCACGCCACTGAAGGGGCGATTGGCCCTCGCGACTATACGGTTCCTCGAGGATTCGGCAGGTACCTTAATGCGAAAGCGTCGCAAGCAGCGAAGTCCCTTGCTAGTATGTCTGCAAGTCAACACGATAAAGTCGTTCAAGCGTTCAAGCAAAACATTGATAAAATTGACGGAAGCGACCTGTTCGTAGCGATGCAGGCAGATGTAGCTATGTTTGGAGATAAGGCCTTCATACAGAACATGCCGGCTACGAAAAACAGTTGATTTTCAGAAAATGCCGACGCCCGCAAATCCTACTCTCATGATGCAGCAGCGTTTTCTCCCTATGACGGTTTCATTGCATAGCAACAAAACTACGCCAAAAGCGACGCCAGCATTGATGCCGGATAACTTAACAGACCCCAAAAAAAACCGGCTTTGTAGCTAGCTCAGCTACTGTGCCGGTCTTCAGGTAACTCACGTGTCGCATCAAGCGTTACCTGATGAAAATATATCTATACGGACGTTCGATTGAACTAACTAATCGACAATCGGTTTGTCTGCTTAGCTGACTAGCTACTAGTTACCAACGCAAAATTATTGAAATATCAATTAAAAGAGGATCAAAGTCAGCCGGCCTCTTTAGACCCATGTCGTTATACACATCTTTTTTTATAATAAAATCAACGACTTGCGCCTGACATCGCTAGGGCGCCGTCGACATGAAACGACAGAGAATCAGTGCGGTTGATCTTAAAATACCCGCATTTCGCTTAATTTTTAGGCAAAACCTCATGGAAATTGCCGCCCCGGGCTGAAATGACGTTGCGCGGAAAAAGATGTGTATAACGATATGCTTTAGACCGGATAACCATTTTTTTGTTTACGATAACGGCTACTTTAACCCAACGATCGAATCATTGATATTTTTTCCGAACCCAATAAGAATTGAATTTCCTGGAAAAGAATCTATGTAAGTCTGTGCCCGCTCAACCGCTTTATCCAATTCCGAATTTTTTCCGAGCGACTTCATAAGTTTTTTACCTTCGTCCGAGCCCAGAAACGCCACCACTTTCCGCGGATCAGTCTGACTCGAATTCAACATTTTCAACACTGTCGCCGAATACAATTTTGCCGGCTCTATTTTTTCGCTCGCTAGTGCATAAGCATTCAGCCAATTAGTATATCTAATTACATCTCCAAAACCAAAAAAACCTATCGGCTTTGGAAAATTTGGTTCATTGGCAGCAAGGAAATTCCGTAAGGCCACTAGCGCCTCGGGAGAAATTTTCTCCATATATCCATGTCCAACTGCATTCATAGCTAAAACATCAACGCCATATTCCGATTTTTCTGATGCCAATATTTGAATAACTTCCTTCTGTTTGCTTTTTTCTGCAAAACGTAAGCTGTGAGCCAGTTCGCCTGAATACGCATCCTTATCCAAAATTCCATTTTTTCTTGAGCGAGCCAAAATGTCTAAAATATCTTGATTAGTCTCCAATCGTGAGACGGAAAAAACGGCTGCACGAGCTATATCTTGATCGTTCGACGTTGTTAACTTCTTTAGATCACCTAAAATTTCATTATTCATACCCGAAGTATTTTTCGGATTATATAAGCGACCAAGAGTGCGAATTAAAACAACTTTCTCCCCCGCCAATGTTTTACCACTAAGCGCAGTCCTGAGCGTCGTGACATTTGTATTGGTCGCAGATAGATTATTAACATCGATTTGCTCTAACCGCTCCTGCGCACCAGCAGTTCCTTTTACAGATGCATAACTTCTGAGCTGCTTTTCTGCTATTACAGCTTGAGGAGAAGAAGTTTGAGAAAAAACGGATGATACAGTTGTCAAAAGCAATGCAGCCAAAAGGCGATTTTTCATAAATATTCCCCGAAATTAGTTAAGTAGAATTATTTCTCACTATAAATTTAACGAAACGCGTCAAACACAGTTAGCGGCAATTTTGGTCCATTCCAAAGATTCCACACATAGTTTGACCATTGGGCTTGTTCATTGTTCGCATTTTGATGAGCGGTTGACGCAATAAGCAAATCCAGTACAAAGGTGTCGCAACGATAAGTCCCACGGGTTGCCCTCTGAGTTTCACTGGCCCAAGTTGCACGGGTAGCGAACCTACCCAAGGTGTAATCAGCGCCCAGCGCTCTAATTTGAGCTGCACGCTGTGCGATAGCTACGCGGCTTTCAAATACTCGATGGTCATATCCTTGATTTGTGCAATATGCTAGATAGCAACGGTTTTCTTGCAGTCCTGCAGGGATCTTTGGTGACGTTTTACCCCAATACTTAGACGCTGACTTAAATTCATTAAGCGACGAAGTTCGTATTGCATTTTGGGGTTGCCCTCCCATTGCTTCATAAACTTGTGTTCCATCCCACAGCCCAATATGTCCGGCAAACCCTGCGCCGGGAACGTCAAGATCTCGTCCAACGATGTCGCCCGCTTGCGTTGGATCTTGGTCGTGTCTCTCGGCTCCAATTTCCCAAACAGGCCATTGTACTGGGCCGAGAGGCATAATTCTCAAATTACCATCATCGAGAATTTCTATGTACATGCCACCCTGTCCGGCCGTGTTAGTCTGCCACAACTTAACAGTAAAGGCACTGTACAGAACAAAATTGCCGTCACCTTGCATAGCTGCAAATTGGCCATGTTTCCCCATGCTATATCGCACTGTTCCATCTCGGCGATACATCACTAAGCTTCCATCGGTTTGCATCATTAACGAATAAGCGCCACCAGGGGATTGCAAATATTGTCCTTTTTGTAGATTTTCATAGTGTCCCATCCTAGAGGCTGCTAAAACTGATGACGCAACTAGTGTCAATCCCAATGCCAAAACTATATTTTTCATGCGCATGAGCAATTTCCATATTTAAATAATCAAGTTAAATCATGAACGCAACTTCCATGTTACGAATGGAAGTTGCGCCATTACGCTAGTGTCTTTTGTGACAATGTTTACACTAACATAAAGTTGACTTGATTAAATTTTTAAATTTCTACGTCTAAATTGTCTGCAAAATAATATTTGATAGCATAGTACATAAATCTTTGCATAAACATGCAGACCGCATAAACGCCGCAGCAATCTGTAATTTAGGAGTGAAAATTTTCCATATGGAAATTTTCGAGGGCGTTAATGACGCATACCAAGTGATGGTGCATAGTCTATTTTTGATTACAGTGCCGGCGGTTCACGGCCTAGTCGGCGCGGTGGCTCGTGTACTTCCTAGTTCCGGAACCAGATCGTTGCTTAAACAAAACCATTATCTAATTATCGACAAGAAGCAATCATCTGACGTCGACGCGGTCGGCTACACTCTGTTTGGCAGTTAGAACAAACCAACGGGGTCGAGCTTCCGATCCCAACTATAGATAACTACCTCATTACGGGCTACTGCCTTACCACCGCCTCCAACGCTGTAAGATATCGGCACCGTATCCATGTCGAAAGTAGCAAAAATTCGCCGGATATCGGGATGATCGTTCAAGCTTAAAATAGCCTTCCCTTCTAGGCGTCTCATTATCCCCGCCATTTTTTCGTACTCCTGCAAGCCAAACTCGACCCCGTAGCCAGCTGTTTGCCAATATGGCGGGTCAAGGTAAAAGAACGTATGAGCTCGATCGTACCGCTCCATGAGCTTGTACCAGTCCATGTTCTCGATAAAGGCGCCAGATAGCCTCAAGTGGGCTGCAGATAGATTTTCTTCTATCCGCAAGAGGTTGACTGGTGGAGCAGTGGTTGCCGTGCCCCAGCTTTGTCCGTCAACCTTCCCACCGAAAGCGTGCTGCTGCAGGTAGAAGAAACGCACCGCACGTTGGATATCGGTCAGTGTTTCGGGTGGGGTCTCTTGGTGCCACTTGAACACCTCGCGACTTGCGAGAGCATATTTGAAGTGTCGAACGAATTCCTCCAAGTGATTCTGAACCACCCGATAGAGACGCACCAGCTCCCCGTTGATGTCATTGATGACTTCGACTTCTGCCGGCGGGCGCATGAAATAGAGCGCGGCGCCCCCAGCGAAAACCTCAACGTAGCATTTGTGTGCCGGGAACTGAGGGATAAGATGATCGGCCAGACGACGTTTGCCGCCAATCCAGGGAATGATAGGTGTTGCCATAAGTAAACCTTGTTGGAAAATTTTGTGCTAGACTCCGCGCGCCTTCCGGAAGGTACAGAGCCTTGCTTGGTTTACTGGACAGATCAGTGAATTGAGGCCCGGTGTTGTTGTTAGCGCAGCAGCACCGGGCGCTTTGTTTTTTCAACTACGTACATTCGGACGCTACAGGCATCCTGCGACGACCGCCTCTAGTGCAGCTTCATATTTCAGATGGAGTGGGATATCCCGCGCAATGGCAAGCACCTTCTCGCCGTCGCTGGCATCGAGCGCCAGGATGCGCGTGGCGAATGTCGGCCGGGCCGGCGCTGCCGCGACGCACGAGCGGTACACCGGCACCTTGACTTCTTGGACGACCGGCGCGCTCCCGCAGGCGGTAAGCAACGGCAGGGCGGCCAGCAGGAGATATTTCATCGGGTAGCCTCCAGAATCGTGTTCACCGTCGGCATGGCTTCATCGCAGGTGGTCGCGCGCGCGCCGGCGACCTTGGCCAGCGCCGCGTCGAAGCGTCGGCCAGCTGCTGCTGCCTGCTGCTGGGCGGCCTGCCCGCGTGCCTCTGCCGCTGCCTTGGCGGCGGCAGAGGCCTCAACCACGCTGTTCTGCAGTTGAATGGCGCCGCGCAACTGGGTCGTAATGCCCTGCTCGGCATGGAGGTCGGCCAGAGCCTGGTCGCGCGCGCCCGCAATCGCCCACCAGCCGGTACCGGCGGCAGACAGCACCATGAGCAGCGCAGCCGCCAGCACAATGGCCGCGATCTTCCAGATGCCGGCCACGGCGCCCGCCGCCAACTCGCCCAGGGGGCTCATATTGCCCCCACGAGGCAGAGATTACGCTCGGCCTGGCGCCGCTTCACCAGCCCCGGCAACCTGATGCCCTTGGCGAGCGTCCAACGCAGCAGCTCGTCGCACGCGCCAAGCGCGTCGCCGGCATTCATCTTGCGCGCCAGGGTGCTGCCGCACAGGTTGGCCTGGCCAACGTTGTAGGCGAAGCTGACCAGTGCGGCGCGCCGGTAATCAGGCAGCGGCGCCCGGATGCAGGCGTCGACCGCGCCGTTGGCGATGGCGAGCGAGTCGGCCAGCATGGCGTCGCACTGCGCAAGCGTCGCGCGCTGGCCCAGCCGCACGCCTTTAGTCTCGCCGAAGCAGATCGTCGGAATGCCGACCGGATCGGCGTACGCGGCCAGGCGTAACCCCTCAAAGCCGCCCACCAGGGTGACGGCGATTGCGCACCAGCCGGCGCGCTGCTTATTTGTCAGTGCCATGCAACTCCTTCTGCGCGAGCAAGCGCGAGACATTTGCGAAAATGGAGACTGCTGCGGCGCCCCCGGCGAAAACACCGTTCGGCACGCCAGCCGGTTGCCAGATGGCCACGGCCACCTCTGCGGCGCCGAAGGCCGTCGCCGCCAAATTGAATTTCACGCTCCAGGCCTTGCGCAGCACCGCGCGCCAGTCGTCGATGAGCCTCATTGCTTCACCGTGATCTTGAGCGCCTGCCACATCGCAAGCGCGATCCATGCGGCGCCCGCCAGCGCGCCCGCCTGCGTGACCTTGATCAGTGCCTCGCGGACCAACCGATTGCGCAGCTCGCGCCATTCGATTACAGCCTCGTGGTAGCGCCGGTGCCCGTCTGTATCGCCGGACGGAAATGCAGTCAGGATTTGCTCCGTTTTGCGCGTGTTGTCGGACAAATCCATCTTGATCGACACCAGCATCGCATCCCGCTCTTGGTCATTCATCATTCGTATCCTTGAATAAAAAAAGCCACCCGAAGGTGGCCATGTAGGGCATGACGAGGGAACTTATTGGTAATATGTGAACGTTATCGTCCCTCCAGGCGGCACCACGATGTCGTACGAGATTCCAGGTGCGACAGCAACGTTGGTGAAGTTGCCAGTTGGTGCCGGGCCACCAGTTCCGCCTGGGAAGGTTTTGCTAAACGCGGAACTCGGGTCACCATTCGTCGGCGGCCCGACGGAGTTCCAAGTTACTACGCCCTCACCTCCGTTGTTGATATTGCCAAATGGTGTCCATCCGCCGGTACCGTATGAGGCAGCTGAGCTACCGATGACACTTGAGAGGGGCCGACTGTGCGTGTCGACTCGATAGGTATTGTTGCTATATTGAACAATCTGATATTCCGTGTATGTCGGATTCCCGCCGGCACTGATCGTAGACTTAGTCGAATCCAATAACGAAACAGCACTGGCCCAGCCATAGTTACCAGCAGTGCTCCCACTACCGCTTGTAAGATAGTTCACGTACACCGTGATCGCGCTGGCAGCAACGACAGATGATGCGGTTCCGTTGCTGCCCCGTCCGGACAGCGTGTCGATCATGGTGGTCGTCGCCGGTGCGACCCACGTGCCACTGGCGTTAAAAGTTTGGGTCGTAGGTGTACGGGATTTTTTACCGTAGAACAACGAGCGCATGACGTCGATTGAACTTGCCATCTCATCCCCGCAGCACGGAAACGATGAGCGTGGTGCCGCCGTCGCGCGTCGACACCATTACATAATCGGTGCCGCCTGTTTGCCAGGTAATATTCGCGATGGCGGCCGTGGACACGACCGCCCCGTCGTACCTGATGAACCGCGCCCCGGCGGGCCAGGTTGGCGCGCCCCCCTGGCCAATGTTCACCAGCTCCAGGAATTGCATCGCATGTTTGCCGCTGGCCGGCCAGCCCGTGAAGCTCATCGTCTTTGCGCCTGAAGCCGGCGCCACGCGCTGGCTTCCGCCGTTCGCGTATGCCACAGCAGTGCTCGGGCCGTTATCGTAGTAGGTCATCGAACGCACCAGCTCCTGCAGGTCGGACAGCACCGCGATGGTGCCGCTGGCCGCCGGCACCGTCAACGCCACCACCGTGTTCGTTGGGATCAGCGTGTCGCACTCGAAGCGCACTTGTTTCGACGCGTCTAAGCTCCCCTTCGCAATCGAGTTAGAGTCGACGAAGGCCACGATTCCGCTGGCCATGGCCGCGCTCCCGACCGCCGCGTCACGGGCCTGCTCGGCCTGACCCTTGGCAGTCTCCGCAAGGCCCTTCGCGGTCTGGGCGGCGTCGCGGGCGGTTTCCGCTGCCCCCTTGGCTAGGTTCGCGTTCGCGAGGGACGTACCCGCGCTGCTCGCGCTGCTTGCGGCGTCCGTGGCGTTGCCGAACACGTTACTCGCCAGGGCGGCAAACTGCGTAACTGCCAAAATGAGCCAGGTGACGAATGCGTCCATTCGGTTGGAGAAGGTCGCACGGTCGTTGCGTTGAATTGCGGGCGTCGGTACAGGGGTGATTGGTGGAGGGGGAACTACAGCCATTAGATAAATCCTTTCACATCAAGGGAAACGGTGCAGAGGTCTGGACCGTCGAACGACAGGGTTGGGGTCGGCAAACCGAAAACACGAAGAGGCGAGTAATCCACGAGATCAGTCGCGATCACAACGCATGGAACCGACTGGACCTCTTTCAACGTTGCGTAGACAGCAGCGGCCTCCGCGATCCCGAGCTTCGCCGTCACCGACATATCCGTCGTGTTGGCCCCAGGCGTGATCTTGGTTCTACCAAATTTGTCGACATCAATGAAGCTGTAGGAATTCGGCGTCACCTTCGCGCCGTACTCTGTAAGCCCGATTGGCTTCATATCGCCCAGTGCAAGCAGGCCACACTTCGCAAGACCAGTAATCCGGGTCAGGGTTACGGTAATTTCAGCGTTGTTAAATGCGGCCAAGTCCGTCACTACGAAGTCAGTTTGCGGCTTAAACCGGTCAAAGAAATATTCGTAGTAGTCGCCGGGCTCAGACCCTTCAAGATCATCGGAGTAGGCGTAAATCACGTTCCCGCCTGGCGCATCGCGAACGGCGATGCTCAGCCCGTCCGCCTCCAACCCAAACAGTGCAAGTGAATTGAACGAGCCGGGGCGCAACGTTATAGACAAGGGCGAGGCGGCACTTTTAGTTGAAACGTAGCCGTCGAACATTGCCCACAAATTCGTTGGCCCTTGGTCCACCCACCACGGCACCGCGCCGAATTGGTTGATCAGATCGGTCGGATCATGACCAACATTCGACGACGCGGAGACGCTTTCGTAAATCCGGTGGGTCACGGTGCTGATGCACCGTTCACCGAGAGCGTACGCTTTCAACATCGAAAAAGTGGGGTAATCCGCTTCCGGAACGGCTGAGCTTACGATCATGGCGCCGGTAATCGCTACCGGTGCCAGGACACTACAGGGTTGGCTCATGCGGGCACCGCCTTCATTCGGACTGCGTTTCCACCGGAGCTGACGTTATTGAACTGCTTCGCCAACTGGTCGATGCTGCCGGCCGACTTGCCGGTGGCCACAGCGGTTCGTTCCATCGGCGCGCGCAGCTCGGCCAGCTCGCGCCGGACCTCGCGCAGCTCCGCGACCACATCGGCGTTTCCGCCGCCGCTCAGCATCGAACGGGTTTGGTCGGCGTTGAATATCCGCGCCGGCCCAGTCGCCTCCACCTCCGGACCGTTTTCGCCGACCAGGCGCAAGCCGCCGCCGAAATCACCGCCAGTGGCGTAACCAGGAACACCGTGAGTGCGCAGAAACTCCGACAGAGAGCCGTTTTTCCGCGCGTCGAGTTCTGGCTGTGCCGCCTTCATGAAATCAGCCAGCTCGGTGTTGTCCACCGACTCGCCGTACGCCTTCTTCCAGAAATCGATACCGCTCTTCTCTCCTTTGCGACCGAGCACCTTCTGGAACAAGCCCTCGACCGACAGCGGAGGCGGCGTGTCCTTCACGGCCTGCACCGCGATACCGAACGCGCGTAGCGCATCGGCGATCGACATCACCCCGGTATTGAGTCCCCGCGCGAGGTCGAGCTGGGTCTGTGCGTTCGTGATGATGCTGTCCTGCGCCGCCATTTCAGCCGCGTGCTGCTCCGCCATGAGCCGGAGCTGTGCCTCGCCGCCAGCCTGAGCGACGCCGGCGGCCTTGTTAATCGCGTCGACCGTCAGCGCTGCGAAGTCGATCTCGGCCTTGGCGTTGTCCTTCAACGCGGCGATATTGCTACCGGTCCGCGCCTGATCGCGTGCCCATTCCTCAAACGAGCCGAATAGCTGTTGGGACGGCTTCGCAATCGTGGACAATGCTTCGTCCAGACCTTGGATATCCGCAGTGCCGCCGCCGCGCGTGGTGATCGCCGCGCGCGCCAGCAACTCCTGGGCCGAACGACGCTGCGCGCGGTCGAAAAAGGTCGCCTCGATGACCGTCGACGCCAGCGCGCTGTTGAGCTTGTCGAAGACGCTCCGGACGGCATCGGCACGGGCATTGACCGCACTGATCTGATCCTTCGTGCCGTCTGCGAGGATTTTTAGGTCGTCAACCCGGTGCTGGTACTCCTGCTCGAGGAAAGCCTTGTCCCGATCAACCGCAGTTTTTATGTTGCCCAAGGCCGTATTGGCACCCGTGACGGCGTTGTCCGCTGCCGCCGCCTGGTCCTGCAGCGCGGTCCGGTTCTTGATGAGCGCGGCGGTTAATGCGTCCAAGCCAACAAGCTCGTCGGCCCGCGCCGCAGCGACCGCACCGACCTTGTCGCCGCCCAACTCCATGATCTGGATCTCGATCTTCCTGTTGGAAGCAGTCAGCGCAGCAGCGGTTGCTGCAGCAGTGGCAGCCGCAGCCTCATCCTGCAAGGCGTTACGCCGCCTGATGATCGCGACCGTCGAAGGGTCCATGCCCACGACCTCCTTCTCGCGCTGCTCCGTCAACGACCGGGTGGAATTTTCAAGCGCCTCGATCTGGTCCAAATACCTCTGATTTGTCTCGGCCAACGTCTTGGCCTTGCCCAAGCCCTGGACCTCGTCATAAACGTCCCAATTTGACTCGTCGACTTTTTTCCGCCGCTTTGTCTCCAACTCTTCCGGGGTCATCTTCAGCTCGTCGCGCTGGTCGATCAGGCCGTTTCGCTCGCTGAGTTTTTCCGCTGCCGTCTTCGTTTTCTCCAGCTCTGGCACCACAGCAGCAAACGCTTCCTGCAGGGCCATCAAACCGGAGTACATTTCCGAGCCGGCCTTCGTGGCGAGGGCGCCGCTCTGGGACAATCCCAGCACGGCAGACCTGAAATCGTCACGCGTTTTGATGCCCGCCTGTCCAAGCCGCGCCAGCTCGTCGGTCACGTATTTTTGGACAGGCGCCAGACGCTCGGCATCGGTGAGGAAGTTGTTCGCGAAGGCGCTGGACTGCTCGGACAGCTTGTCGATGCCGCCGACCAGGGCGATCAGGTTCTCGCGCGCAGCCAGGCTACCAACGCCGGTCGCGCCGAACGTCATACCAATCGAGGAAAGCGCGCCGTCCAGCGTGGCGTAATTCGACGCCAGACGAACGACGGTCTCGGTGTACCCTTCGCCCACTTGGCGAAACCGGTCCATGTCCGGAAACACAGCGGCGCTCATTTGGTCCATCGTTTTTGAGAGCACCGCATTCAGCGCCTCAGTCAGGGCGTCGCCGGTCAATCCTTTGAGGGAAATCTTGGTGACATCGATCTTCAAGGCATCAAGGGTCGCGGTGACGTGATCTGCCTCGATGCCGAGAACCACGGCTGCTTCTGAAAGCTCGGTCTCGACACCTTTGAAGATCAGGCCGAACTGCGAAGGTAGCTCACCGCCCAACGCGGCGGTGAGCGGCGCATTTGTCGTGCTCTTGCTCAATCCAAAGTAACTCGATTTCGTGGTGTCCACACTGGCGTACTGATCGAACCCCCTGCCACCTTGCAGATCGCGCACGCTGCCGCCAAACTGAATGCCGCTATCGACAATCGTTTGCTTCGTTTTCCCCCAAAGGTTATTGGCGAAGCTGGCGATCTTGTCGCCCAGACCAGGACCGAACAGACTCTTCGTGATTTTGGTCATTTCCGTCGACACGATATCGGTCGGCTTCCCGATGTTGAGTTGGCCGGTCTGGATTCCCAGATTGGTGCCGTTGGCCACACCTGGCGCACGCACGACTAAATTCGCCAGACCTTTCATCGACGCTTCGATGGCGCGCAGCGCGGACAGCATGCCCCGATTGATCGGGATCAGACTGCCAGAATGATCTTCCAGCAGTTCAAGCGAACGCTGAATCGAATCGGATTTCGCGCCCACGTCGCCAAACACACCGCCGGTTCCCTGCGCCGCTTGCGCGTCGGCTGCGGATTGTCCGCCACCAGACGCACCGCCACCACCGATACTGCCGACGATCTTGGCACCGACTGCAATCACAGCGGCCAAGGTCGCGGCGCCTGCGGCAAGGTTCGCAGGAAATGGCAGGGAAGCGAGCGCCTTCACGACAGCGGTAACACCCCAAGCCGTAGCCTGGGCAATCGAATTCAAAATCGAGCGTCCGGTGGATGCCTTCTCTGCGACTTCTTCTTTCGCTTTATTGGCAATAAACAGCCCGGTGAAGGCGGTCACAATTCCACTTTTCACCAGCATGTTTTCAATGGCCATCGCCATTTCCGCCGCGCGGAAAGCCTTTTCCGCGCCGTGCATCACCTTGTACCCTGCTGTGTTCTCCTTGAAAAAACCTTTCGCCGCGCTGGCCATGTCACCATACGAACGCACCTGCAGCTGCGCGGACTGCTGCGCGGCGATCATGTTCGCACGCTGAATCTTGCCCTGGTCGCCGCCGGCGTCCTTGGCGGATTTCTTCAGCTCGGCATCGATGGCCGCCTGCGCGCGCGCGTACCCTGACAGGGCTGTGGTGAGGCCACCAATGGCCGTGCCGACGCGGCCAAACGATTCGGCCATGCCCGCCGCTGCCGATTTGGTCACTTCATCGATAGCGGTCATGATTTCCAGCATATCCTTGGCCGCCGCTACACCACTGCCGGCGCCAACCTCGAGCGCGGCTTTCTTCCCCGTCAGCTCCCTAATCCTGGTCAGCTTGGCGATCTGTTCGTTCAGCGCGAACAGCTCCGCATAAGTCGCAGGACCAGCATCGAGCGCGGCCTGGGCCTTTGCCAGCGCCAGATCGACCACGGCGACCTCTGCCAGGCCGAATGTTTCGATCTGGTGTTCAAGCGTTTTGGTCTGCTCGTCGAGTGCGTTCTTTTCATTCCGGAGCCGGTCGAACGTCTCCTCATCGGTCTTCGCGGACGCTTTTGCAACGCTGTCCTTCAACGCCAGGGATTGCGCATGTGCCGCGACCGCATCCTCCTGTTGCGACAACAAGGCGATCGCCATGCGCGCGGCGGCAATCGATGCGGCGGACAGCCCGTTCTTGCCGGTCTTGATCTCGGCATCGAGCTTGATCGTCATTTTTTGCGATTCGGACAGTTTGTCGTAGCCGTCCAGTTCCAGCTTGTTGGCCGCGTTTTTTTCGGCGATTGACGTCATCAGGTTCTGATAGGCGGTCGCTTCTTTCTTGATCGCGGTCGCGTTGCCCTTGTCAGCATATTTCTCCTGAATCCGCTTGACCATGACGTCGTACTCGGCCGTTTTCCCCTTGAGGTCTTCAATGGTTTTGAGTTCGGCCTTCATCTGCTCGTCCTTCGTCGCGTACTCCTTCTTGAATGCAACTACCCGCTCATTGATCGACTGAGCCGCAACCGCCGCACCGGTTTGCTCGGCCTTCTGCATTTTCTGCGTCAGCTCCAGAATGTTCTGCATCACCTTTTCGCGTTCGCGGTCGATGGCATTGTTGCTCATACCCGTTTTATTCGGGTCGAACTCGCCCGTGCGCGTGTTGAGCGCATTCAAACGGCTCGTTGCCGCGCCCAGTTGTTCGTTTACCGGAATGGCCTTTTCCGCAGCGGCAGTGGTCATGCCAAGATTTTTCAGACGGATCAGTTTTTCGTTTTTGTCGATTTGCTCATCCAAGCCTTTGATAATGCGAGCCTGCGCTTCGTCGAACGACTCAACCACTTTATCGTTGGACTCCTTGGCATCCTTGCCCCACTTTGACCACGCAAGAGCGCCGGCACTAAGGGCAATGATGATTGCCCCAATGGGGCCACCCACGAGCGCCAGGCCTCCGCGCAACAGGCCCATTGCGCGCGTGGCCAAGCCAGCCGCGCCGGCCTGCGCGGCAATAGCTGCCGTGTTGGCGATCGACGCAGTCGTGGCGCCACCGGCGGCGACAGCCTGGGCCGCAAGCGCGATTGCGTGCGCCTCGGCTGCGGCTGCCGCACGAGCCTGTGCGGGAATCAGGCCGTTGGTAGTGATGGCCAGTGCAGCGGCGCCGTCGGCGGCCAGCACGGCAGCGCGTAACTCGGTCACGCGCGCGGCCGTGAGGGCGGTAGCGCTGGCCGTGGCCTGGACATCGGCCTGGGCCTCCGTCAATTTGGCCGCAGCGCCTATCGCCGCTGCCTCCGTTGTTGTGACGGCGGCTTGCAGTGTTGCCGTTGCCAGCGCACGCTTGGCGGCCACTGCGGCGTACGCATCCGTAGTCAGGCTGACGATCCAGTTCGTCGCCTTGATAGCGATCATGGTAGACATTGCCCAGGCTACGCCCGCCAGATTGCTGGACAGCAGGCCGATAGCCCCCGTGAGACCAGCAACGGCGCCGCTTGCGTTTGCCTGCACGCCTACCAGTTCCATTACGTTGTTCTTGAGGACCGTAAATGCGCCGGCGATGGTTTGCACCTGGGCCGCCTCTACGCGCAGCTTCTCCAACGCATCAGGGAGCACCGTTGCCATGATCTTTGAAGTGATCTGCCCTTCCTCGGCCATCTTCTTCAGCGCGCCGACCGGCATGCCCATACCATCAGCCAGCGCCTTCATCAATCGCGGTGCCGCCTCGTTAACAGCGTTAAATTCTTCGCCACGCAGTGTTCCAGAAGCAAACGCTTGGGAAAGCTGTAACTGTGCAGATGCCGATTCCGCTGCCGCAGCACCGCTCACCTTTAAGCTGAGATTGACTACCTCGGTAATCTCTGCAACCTTCTTTTGACTGGTTCCCAGCTCCCGTGTGCCGTTGGCGATCCGGGCGTAAAGCATGCCTGTGGCGCCAAGCTCCTGCTGCGCATCGTTAGCAATCCTTTTCACATCGCTATATGCCGCTGCATATTCTCGAGTGGAAGTCGACGCCAAACGGAGCTGAGCCGTAAATTTGGCGTAGGAGTCGGATAGCTGAATGAGCTGCGCCAACCCCATACCACCAAAGATGCCAGCGAGCGCGCCCTTCAGGACGTCCGCGGCCCTGCCCATCGCCATAGTGGAGTCTGAAACTACACGCCGCGCCATATCCATATCCTGCTGCAGCCGTGCGATGTCGGCACGCAGCCGAATTTCCATGTCGCCAACGATCATGTTGATCCCAAATAAAAACGGCCGCTATCGAAGCGGCCGGTGTGTAGCAATTACGAGAGGAAGTCGTCGAGGTTTCGCGCTGCATCCTCGACGTAAACCCGCTTGAGATATCCATCATCCCCAAACGGTGGCGGGCAGTCCCGCTTGATCGCCTGGTGTGACTCGCCCAGGTATGCCTTAGACATTCGGATCAACGTCGAGGCTTCCCACTCGCTCAGCTCGATGCCCGTATTGTGCTGACACGCAACAAGCTCGGAATGGTTTAATGGCGCCTCGCCCATGCTGCCGGACAGCGTCGGCCCCCAAGACCACAGGTAATCCAATAGATGCGATCCACATTCCAAGTCAGGCATCGCTGGCTGGTATTGATCGTCCTTATTGTCATCCTTGAGCTTTTGGAGTCGAGATCGACGCGGGGCTTTCGATTTGTCACCTTCGGAATTTTCCGGCACCGCACTAAGCCATGCACAGTGCCGGACGTGAAGGATTAGGCAGCCTGCGACGCCTTCGTAAAATTTGCGGTATCGCTCAGCAGCTTGTCGAGCTGCGCCGGGATGAAGCACAACTCCAGATCGCTGTAGACCGCCAGGTGCAGCGCCTTGTCGGTCAGCTCGTCGACCTCGATGTTCTCGAAGCGATCGGTCACGGCTGCCAGGAAATCGGCTGTGTCCTTGGTTTGATCTTCGGCGGTCAAGTCCGACTTGCCTTTCTTTTTGTAGCGATCCATGTTGCGGTTCGCCTGCGCCGCCTTGGCCTTCGCGTAGACCTTGGTGCCAGGCCCAAACACGTGCACGTTCATCGGCTTCGATTCGTCCGGCTTGCCGTCCGGGCCGTCTGCGAACATGGGGTCGTCATTGCCGTCGCGCAGTTGATGAATGGCAGTAGGGACGAGAGCGTATTTTTTGAGATTGGTCATGGTGTACTTTCTTTTCGTGGGTAAATAGATGCCCGTGCCAGCCGCTGCGCCTACGAAGGCGACAGCAACGTGCCGGGTATTGGCCGCGTGGCCATAATCGAATTGGGATGTTGCTTAGGCGGTGATGGTGTCGCTCTGGCGCAGCAGAGTGAAACTACCTTTCACCGCATCGTTGCCGGTGCCGTTGTTCTCGACGAACTTCATCACCTGGGCGGTAAAGTAACGGACCGCTTTGTTTTGCTTGACGAGTTTGAACGACAGAATGTCGTAGCTGTTTGCGCCTTTTTCGATGAGGATCTGGCCAGCATCGTCTTCGATCCATGCGCATTCAAAGTCGGCATTGGGCAGCTTGTACGTGCCCTTCTTTTCGCGGTCGCGCGCATTGCCTACGGTGGAGAGCGACGATGTCGAGTATTCACGTCCCTTGACGCCACCGACATTGGTGATGCTGCCGACCTCGACCCATTTCAGCTCAGCAAACGCAACTGCTGTATCGGCGGTCGGCCTTGTCGGGAAAGCGAATAACTGCGTACCGGCGACTGTATCGAAGTCATCTTCAAATGCCATGAGTGTTACCTTTCATAGATTGGCTCGCTCGCAAAATGCGAGGCGGGCGGGATGGGGAAAATCTGGACAAAAAAAGAGCCGCTACACAGCGACTCCCAGGTTGCGAACGGAATTCAGTTTGGCGCGATATAGGCGACTTTGAAGTCGCGAGTTTGTTGGTACAGGCCAGCAGCTTCATCCGTCATATCGGGGCCGACCACGTCACGCAATACACTGCGCACGACTACACCAGCGATCACACCGGTGTACACCCCGCTGCTTAGCTTGGCGGCCTCCAGGAGAGCCTTCTGTTCCGGATAAGTCTTTGCATGCACGGTGACCTGGATGCGGGAGGTAACCAGAACGCTTGCCTGCGTGCGTGAGGCAGTCCCCAGCTCGACGCGGGTAATTTCCTTGATGCTGATCGCAGGGATAACGCCGACGGGGACCGTGCCGGCACAGATGCTGTCCGCTTCGATGAGCGCGGCCAGCGGGGCGTGGTCGACGAGCAGAGCACGTATCACTTTTACCGCGCTCATTTCCCGGAACCTTTCGCTTTCAATCTCAGTAAGGGGATTGGGTCAACCGCCACCGCGATAGCGGCAACATCAACGCCCTCACCGACCTGCAGCACCTCGACCGCATCGCCACGGCGGATGTGGTACTGCGCGAGTCGATCGCCGCGCGGAGAATCGACCGTTTCGTACTCGAGACCTGCGACGAGGTCGATAACGTTGACGCCATCGATGGAACCCGGCTTGGAAGTCTCCATCCTGATTTTCATCTATCCTCCGGCGCCGGAACGTTCAGACCTTCCACGGTCAAGCGCTTGCGGATCTGGGTGCCGATGGCATGGATCGCAGCGTCCGCCTGGACGTCCATCGCCGGTCGTAGAAACGGGTGGGGACGAGCACCAGGGTGTTGGACGCGCTGGGTTACAGTGCCGCCAAAAGCAAGCGCTGATGCTCGCTTTGCTTCGATCACGTGCGGCGCAGTACCGAATTCGACGAATTGCCAGTACCACGCCTTTTTGTTCCCGGCCTTGACAGAAGCACTCACGCGGCCCTTCTTGTAGCCCGTGTTGACACGAATGCTTCGCCGCAGCGCGCCCAGCTCAACAGGGACACGCGACTTTGCTGCGTCTTTAAATACATTCGCGCCGGCGCGTAACGCTGAACGCATGATGTTCTTTTCCACCTTTGCTGACACCTGCTGGAGAAAGGCGTCCAGCTCAGCGCCGCCGGAAATATTGCGGTTATTGCTCATATTGAATAGCCCTCCAGAATATATTCGCTTCGCTCCCGGTCATCCAAGAGCGCCGGGCCGGCGATGATCTGCATCAAGCGATCACCCCGGCTGTGCAAAGTCACGCGCATCTCGGCAGTGATCGCGCTGTTATTACGGATTCGCAGGCGCGAGCGCTGCAACGCCAGGCGCAGACCGTCGTCTGTCGACTCCGCGCGGCTGGGCAGGATGTCCTGCACACTTGCCCATATTCGCGATTCGACCACCACCCAGCCATCAAGTGGCGTGTTGTACTCAGGATCACGTCCTGCCGCGCGGCGCTCGATTGTGACTTTGTCGTTTTCGGTAAAAGTCTTCATGTCAGCTGTACACCTTGAATCCGTCGAGAAGGCGTACGAGATGCGGCGACACAGCAGTACCGGCCGGCGCGTACATTTCCTTTATTTTCGCCAGCAGGTACTTCTTTATTGGCGCTGGCGTCGAGGCATCAGTGAGGCCGTAGCCGCTCACGAACACAATGGTGACGGCGCCAGTTCGTGGCAGGGTTGCCGGCCACTGCTTCCCGAGCGTCGGCTCGACCCAGCCAGGCGTCGCCACCGTGTTGACGAAGTAGTCCGCTATCGGAACTGTGCGTTCAATGCCTTCAATGTCGAGATACTTAACGCTCGTTACCGATTGCAGCGGCGACGGCGCAAGCCGTATCCTGCTTTCAAACCGGTCGAGCGTTGCGAGGTATGAGCGCGCGATGATCGCCCGCTGCATTTCAAACTCCGCGTCTTCGGTGATTGCCAGGATGTCGATTTCCAGCTCAGCATCGAAGTCGCTTCCATTGAGCCGCGCGGCATTGCGCGCGGCAGAAAGCGACACCGCCATGCCCACTGGTGCAGTTATAAGTCGCGTGGTCATGGTTTTTACCCGTTGGTGTTGAGATATGCAGTCAGCGAGCGCGCCATGACTGTTTCAATGCAAAATTCGCTCGGATGAAACTTATCGCCCTTGTGGTTCATCATGGGAACCCAACGCTCTGGCACTGCACCGTCACCGATACCAGGGAACGAAAGTACGCTCGCGCCCGCTACCGTTGCGAGCCATGCGTTGAACTCGACTCGGTAACGATCTTGGAGGGCATTGAGGTCGTTATAAGGCAGCAGCGGGATGAAGCACACGTAACGAATGCCGTTTGCTCGCGCAAAACGAACGATCTCCATAGCGCGGCTTCTGTGCTCTGCGAAAGTCCGCGCCAGATTTGCGATCACGTAGCCGTCGTTCACTGATGCCGGACTGATCACCAATCTGTCCGGGATGATGCCGGCGGCGACCAATTCTTGCGTGCGCGCCCAAAATTCTGCTGCGCCTTTGCTGGAGCAGCCGAGATTCACATAATTAACCGGACGAGCTGGAGTAGAGGCGTCGGCACAACCACGGTAACCCCACGACGTAAAAATACCGCTGACCAGCTGGTCGTTCTGGCCGGTCGAATCAGTCGCGACTACGCAGGTTATTGAAGGGACCGCATAGTGAAAGATTGGAAAAATCAGGTGCGATTCAGCGCTGAGAGCGACATTGATACCGGGGTTGGTCAAAGCGTCGGCCCCGTAGTTAAACGTCTGGACGATGCGGCCACGGTTCTCCAAAGTAGCCGTACGCATCGCGGCGGATGCCGCTACGAACCAAAATTTTCCGCCCACTCCGGGATCGTGATCGATACGAAATACGGCTGCGTGCAAGCCGCCTGGAACATCAGCACGCGGGACGGAATTGAGTGCGAGAACATCCGATGCAACGATTTGTGACGATGTCGCGGACGCCGGGATCGTGGGTGTCGGTGCACCGCCCCAAGTCAGCGGAAAGAACCCGTTGATCGTACCCGGAGCGGCCATTACACCGTACGTAACGCCGTTGATTACCGGCTTGCAGAGATTCGCCTGGATATTGAGCGAGACCGTTTCTGTCACGCCGGCAATCGCTCTCAACCCGGTAATCTGATTGTTGGCCAGATTGACATACACGAGCTGTACGGCGTAAAACGGTGCCTCGGCAACGCAGGTCAGCCCCCAGGTGGCGCGATAGGGGGACGCACTCGCAATAAGGCCACCGAAGGTGACACCTGCGATAGCGCTGCCAAACCACTTCGCCGCACCCTTAATATTGGCCATCCCCAGGCGCTTGGCACGGCCGTTGCCTTGCAGGGCAACATCTGCTGCAATCGGGCTTAGAGTCGGCGCAGGATAGTAAGGCGTGCCGCCTACCAGATTCGTGGTCGCCATTTTTTCTGCAACCAGCCCTGCTTCAGTTCCGGTATCCAATATGACGATGGCGTTCGCGGGATAGTTCGCGTACCCGCAGAGAAGACGAATAGTCATCGTTACACGCTCACCAGGCTAATGGCGTACGCGACTGCGGAAGGATCTGGATCGACAACGCCGACCAGGCCATCGAGCAACGCTGCATCGATTTCGACGACGTCGTTACAATTGCCGTGCTCGCACTGGACCAGCACCCGCACACGGACGAATTCAAGCGGCACTGAATGCTGGACTTCATCGTCGAATACCGGTGTCCCAGCCGGCTGGACTGCATCGCTTGGCGGTGGCGTCATCGCATCCAGCTGCCGCTTATCGTCGGGCGGCGACTCTGTCGCATCCAGACGGGGTGCAACAATCGTTTTTTTGGACATTGGATTCTCCTGTTGCCCCAAGGGGCAGATTTGCGACTCGGGGCGCCGCTGGTTAGGTTGGGGAATGCTGGTAGACCTTGATGCCGTTCAGGTCGAGCAGATTGCCCCCCGCACGCGCCCAGGCCAGAAAACCGACTTGCCCCTTGCTGGTGTAGACCGAGTCCTCAAAGCGGAACAGCAGCAGCTCCAGAACGTCGCGGATCATGTATTTGGAAAAATCGCCGTAGCCAATCGACTTGGCATTCGCGCCTGGCTGCGCCATGTCGTTGTTGATGGCGACATCCTCGCCCAGCAGTTGGGCCGGGGTGCCGGTCTTGATGCCGGCTTCGTACGAATCGGCCCAGATGGGGCGCCCGGCGCCGTCCTTGAGCTTGCGGACCATCTTGCGGGTCTGTTGGTGCATCATGAAGCGGCAGTTCCCTGCGTCCTGATAAGCCGCATCGATGGACTCTTGCAGATCGACCAGATCTTCCCAGGTGACCAAGACGGTTTGTCCAGTGGCGCCGATTTTTCCGATTGGCGCTACCGTCGAGAATCCCGTTGGCTGGCCAATGCCGGTTCCGCTGGTAAAGCCCTTGTTCATCGTGCGGCCAATACGGTCATTGATACGCTTGACGACCATCGCGATGATGTCGATTGAGCTGTCCTGCAGCAGTTCCATAGGGATCGTGATGATCTTGGAGCTTGCTTTGAAAGCGGCCAGGCTGGCCGCACCAACGGTCGGGTCGGCGGACGATGCCTGCGTGTTTTCCGGAACCCATTCTCCTTCTTCGGACGTGCCATCGGAAGTTGGGTAGCTCAGGGGATTGCCCTGGGACGTGGTGATGCTGGACGCAACATTGCGCATGCCGCCGAACGCCTTCAGCGAGTCGATTAGCTCCTTGGCTACGTCAGTCTGCACAGTGTAGCCGCCCTGCCCCGGCGTGCCGACGGACATGGTGTTGCGAATTTCCTTCATTTCTTCGTTCGACATTCCCTGCGGGCCATCGCGCAGCAGCTTGGCAAACAGGACGCGCGATTTGTTGTTCTCGGCGCGCGCGCCGGGGTTGGTACGGAAATGCTCGACGTCGCGGTTGTGCTCTTCGATATCGAGCGCCATGACTTTCTCGATGTTCGAGATTTCGGTTTCCAGCGCTTCGATCTTGTCGCTGCGCGCATCGAAAATCGCCTGGTCTTCTTTCGTCCAGAGGCGGTCGCCTTTCTGGCTCATCTGGCTGCGTGCTTCTTTCGCGAGTTGCTGACGTTCCTCGCGCAATGCTTGAATCGATTTCATCTTTTTCCTTTAATGATGGTCGTAAAAAAAGCCGCTCAAGGCGGCTAAGGTCGGGATTGCGCGAGCGCGTTATCCGATTTCGTGGAGGCGCAGCCGGTTGAGGTTGCGCTGACGAACGGCTTCCCAATCGGGGATTGCGTCCTCAATCGGCGCAATCCGCGGAGCATTGCTGTAGGCCGAAAGGTTCCATTGGTTCTCGACTTTGGCGGTGCCGGTGATCGAGTCCACGAACCCGTTTTCGACCGCCTCGTCTGCCGTGAACCACGTCTCGGCGTTCATCCACGCCGCGATCTCGTCTTTCGCTTTACCGGTCTTGCGCATGTAGTCGGCCACAATCGACTCATCAATTTTGCCGAGAAGCGCAGCAGTCTCGGTCAGATCGTCCTTGTTCCCGTACGCCATCGTCCAGGCGTTATGGATCATGTAGAAGCTGCCGGCAGCGATCGTCACGGTCGCGCACGCTGCAGTGACGTATGTCGCCGCGCTGGCGGCCAGTCCTTCGATCACCGCATGCACGTTGCCGTGCTGGGCAATCGCAGCGGCCATGGCCCGACCGTCGAACACGTCGCCACCTGGCGAGTTCACGCGCAGGGTGATTTTTTTGCCATGCATGCCGGCCAGTTCCTTGTTGAACGCGGCAGCGCCCACCCCCCAATATGGGTCGATCACGTCGTACAGGAACAGCGTTTCCGGATCAGTCTCCGAGCGGATCAGCGCCGGTGCTCGCGTCGCGTTGTTCCGGATCAGTTGCACTATCTTTTTCATTTTCATCCTTAGTTTTTTCGGCCTGCGGAGCCGGTTTATCCGGGCGGAACAACACATCGCCGCCGTCGACAGGTGGCAGATTCTTGATGCGTCGCACTTCGTTCACGGTCATCCATCCAGGGCCTTGCGAGCCACCGATGTACTGGCGCATGTACTCGCCCTCGGCCTTTGAATCGCCTGACAGTAGAGACTCCATGCGGTGCTCAACGAACGGAGAAGCGCGACGGAACAGCTTGCGGTTAAGCTCCTGGCGAATCACATCGAGGTGATGCTGCATCGAGAACTTGATGAACCCAAGTGTCTGCTGCTGCACGCCGCTCCCCCAAGAAGTGGTGGTTTCCTGGGCGCCGATCATGTGTGGCGGAACCCCCAGGGCACGCGCAATATCGATCACCTGAAACTTTCGCGATTCAAGAAGCTGAGCGTCGCCGGCCGTCATGCTCATTTCCTTGATGTCCAGACCTTGCGTGAGCACCATCGGCAAGCCGGCGTTGTTCACGCCGGCGTATCGTTTCTTGTATTCCTCGCGCAGCTGCTCGACCTGCTCGGGGTCCATGCGCGCCGCTGCCTTGATGACATGCTTAGGGGCCGCACCATTGGAAAAGAAATTGCCGGAGAAGGTGTCTGCCGCTAACGCAACTCCAATGGATTGGAAGGCGCCCCATTGGATCGCGGACATGCTATGTGTGCCGTTAAATCCGAAGCCAGTGAAGTGCAGCATGTCATCCTGATGCACTGCATACACCCGGCCCTCCTCGTCACAGACCGTGTAAATCAGAAAATCGCCGTGCTTTTTTCCACTTACGCGGTCGGGATGAAGAGGCCGCAACGCCTTGATGGCGGCGCCGGCACGGACGATTTCAACATAGCCGTCTCCGCGCAGCATCCGGCTTTGCATTATCCAGCTCCACATTGAGGCAGCAGTCCAGTTGCCAATCGGCTGTTCGTTCAGCAACCACCACAATTCTGGCTGGATGCTTTCACGTGCACCGGCCACTTCCCGATAGACCGAAATCGGAATCGAAGCCAGGGTGCCGGCGAGAAGCCGCACCCCGGCGTACACAGCGGATACGCGCATTGCGGATTGCGGCGTAACCGCAAACCCCGATGCCGATGCGGTGCCGCCCAGAACAGCGATTACCTGCGGGTCACTGGATTTGATCACTTGGGTGGCATTGGCGATCTGTGCAGACGTCTGCACACTCGACTCGGACAGGTCGGGGAAGTCGAAGCTATGCACCGCCGTTGACATAGGCAGCGGTTCGACTGTATCCCCACCAAAAAAGCCATCAAATATTTTCCACATTAAAGCCCCACGTAGCCTTGGTCGATATACTCATCAACAAACACGAGCGCCCGGCCCATGCCAATCAGCATGGCAACGGGGCCGTCAATTTTTTCACTCAGTTTTTCTTTGGTCGGATGTTTAAGCCCGCTGAACTTCGACTCACGCAGGACGACGTTACCCATCATCCACTCCATGCAGGTATTGCCCTGGTGGACCAGGTCTCCAGTCAGTACCTTGTTCTCGATCTCGATGATGGGCATGGTGAAGTGCGTCGAAGTTTGCGAAATCTCGACCATGGGCAAACCCTTCTCGATGAGCTTTGCCACGAAATACGATGAAAATTTCGGGTCGTACGGCAGTTCCTTGACTTGGAACCGTGCTGCGTACGCCTCGATGTCTGTGCGGATCACATCGAAATCGGTGGCATTACCTGGGTTGATATGCAGCTCGTCGAGCAGCGCATAGCGCCGGTAGTGGTCGTTCTCCTTTTTTTCCGCCTCGTACTCGTTGAGATAGAAACGGAAGAACACGTAAAACTTGTTGCCACGTTTGAAAATCAGGCAAAGCGCGGCGATGTCGCTCTTTTCCGCCAGGTCCAGACTAATCCAGCATTCCTCGCCTTCAAAATGCTCCAGCCTAATGGT